TAAAACAAAACTAAAAGTAGTAAAGCTAGATGATAAAAGACCACTAGGAGATGAAGAACAAATTACGTTAGTCAGAGATAAAATGTTAGATTTATTTGATGAGATACACAATAAGGTAACCATACCTAATACCATTATTGGTGTTCAGTTATTAGTTACAGACCTAGCGTTTGATACTGCACCAAGCAACACAGTAGCATCAAGTATGTTACTAGATATTATTAACCACAGATTAAAAATTGAAGTAGAAGAGGAGTACAAAGATGAGTAAATATACATACGGATTTGAAGAGTGGTCAAGAGATACACGAAGGTATACTATAGAATGTGATAGAAAACTAACACGAGATGAAGTCAATGATGCTATGTATGAAGTTCAAACATTTATAGATTTAAATGAAGATGATGGAACAGTACATAAACTTCCATTAGATGATGGTGCTATTGCTATAGTTACATATAATGGTAATGAATTTGGTAATTCAGATTCTGAAATTACAGAAGGAGAGGAGAATTTAGCAGATGAGTAAATATATTATATATACACAAGATAACTGCATATATTGTACAGAGGCAAAGTCTTTACTAGATGATATGAATGTACCTTATGAAGAGAGAAAGCTAGATACGGCAGAGAAGGTTAGAAGATTTAAAAAGGCCGGCCATAAAACTGTGCCACAAATCTATGAACACATAGGAGGATTTCACGAGCTAGAAGATTATTTTTTTGGCGAAGAAGTATCGTTTAAACCGGATATAAAGCTCGTGGAGAACACTAAACCAAAAGCTAAGGTGATTCCCTTCAAAGGAAAAATAGGAGCTATATCAGGAGATAAAGATGAGTAAGTGTTGCATAAAATAAATATTTATGGTATAATGTTAATAGACCCTTATGATAAAAATAAAAAAGATATCTAAGATACCAAATCTTGTAGCAAAAAATTTACTTGACACAAGATATAGGCAAAGGGTTATTAAGAACAAAAAGAAGTATGACAGAAAGAGAGATAAAAATGTACGTGATAGCTCATTATAAATTTAGGAGTCCTAGTAAATTAAAAACATTTCCTTGGCACGAAACGTGGCCTATTGACCAATTAGTAGATGATGATAATAAAATATTAAAGTTTGAAACAAAGGAGGAGGCACTAGAAACCTTGGAATCTTGGGGAGTTAATTTAACTATAGCTCAAGCTGAAGGAGTAAGAATTGAGATGATGCATTGATGACTGAGATATTTATATTATATTATTTTTTAGGAGGCATAGTGGTAGGAATGTTTATAATACTACTTGCCTATTTATTAACAAGGAGGTAAACTATGTATGACCCAGTAGTTATAAACATATTAGAAAAAAATGTAAGAGATTTACAAGAACAATTAAGAAATGCTTACGTTAAAATAAAAACTTTAAATGAAGAAAATTACAAACTAAGAAGAGAATTAGGAATAAAAAAAGATAATGGCAAAGATATTACTAATGATTCCGGTGGTGTTTGGTTAGGAGATGCAGAGATGCCAGATGCAGAACATTTAAAAGATGAGTAGTGATAGAGAAAGAAGATTAAAAGCCACTGGTCGGTGGTTTCAAAAACCAAAGAAGATAAAATATTTGTGGACAAATAATATATTCCCACTATTATTAGTTACAAGTTTATTTTTTTTATTATATAATTATTAGGAGAACTAAAATGGATAATCTTTGGGATAAAGATGAGAGAAGAATGTACCGAAAGTTATTTAAAGAGTACAAAAGAGAAGGTTGTTCTAATGAAGAAGCTAGAATGTATGCGAAACAAGATTGTAGGAATAGCATAGGTTTAGATATTGATTCAGCAGAAAGACTTTATAAAGATATTTTGAAAGATTCTTCTTGACATTATGAAAAAGTTTATTATAATATTTAATTATATATATAATATTATTAATAATTATATTATAAAATATACAATAAATATATTTATATTATTATTATCATTATGGGTATTGTATGTATTTATTATGATGATATATTATACATTTAAATAATTAGAAAGGAATATAAATTGTTAGAATTTTTATTATGGTACACAGTCATATACACTGTCATAGGTTTAACTAATGCAATGGGTATGATGTAATGAAAAGTAATTGGATAAGTAGAGGACAATGCCCTTGTGGTGAATCAAGAAATGGTTATAACATTCATGCTGATGGGCATGCCTTCTGCTTTTCATGTCAGAAAAGATTTAATAACGTAGGAGAGGCAAAAATGGAAACGAAAGTTGTAGATATACAAAACAAAGTTTCAAGTACAGGTGAGTATGGTAGTATAACTGATAGAAGAATATCAGAGGACACTGCCAGAAAGTACAGAACTAAGTTAAGAGTAAATGGTTCAGTAATATCTCATCACTACTATGAATATTACAATGGAGAAGGTAGCCACATAGCTACAAAAGTAAGACAAGTAGAAGGTAAAAGAATATGGTCACAAGGTGATATGAGTGATGCCTTATTGTTTGGCCAAAATTTATTTAAATCAGGTGGTAAATATATTACTATCGTTGAAGGTGAAATAGATGCTATGTCTGTTTATGAAATGCTAGGAAGTAAGTGGGCAGTAGTATCAATAAAGAATGGTGTTCAAAGTGCTGTACAGAATTGCAAACAGCACTTAGAATACTTGAATAGTTTTGAAAATGTGGTGGTATGTTTTGATACTGATAAGCCTGGTGTAGAGGCATCACAAAAGGTAGCACAATTATTTGAACCTAACAAATGTAAGATTGTTAGATTAGAATATAAAGACCCAAATGAATATTTAAAAATGGGTAAAGCAAAAGAGTTTGTACAGAGTTGGTGGGGTGCAGAATCTTACACACCGGCTGGTATAATGAACTTAGCTAAACTAGGAGATAGTTTGTATGAAGAGGAGTATTGTGAAACTATACCTTATCCTTGGAATGCTATGAATGAAAAAACATATGGCATGCGAACAGGAGAGTTAGTTACATTTACTTCCGGTGCTGGCATGGGTAAGTCTTCTATTATGCGTGAGCTTATGCATCACATTCTAAGAAACTCTAATGACAACATAGGAATACTAGCATTAGAAGAAAGCACAAAGAACACTGCTTTTAATATTATGTCTGTGGAGGCCAATGAAAGATTGTATATCAAAGAGATAAGAAATAAATTCTCTAGAGAACAATTAAACAAATGGCAAAAAGATACTATAGGTTCTGGTAGGTTCTTTGCCTTTGACCACTTTGGTTCTATAGATAATGATGAGATACTTTCTAGGGTTAGGTTTATGGCTAAGTCTTTAGATTGTAAGTGGATATTCTTAGACCACTTATCTATCCTGGTGAGTGGGCAAGATGATGGAGATGAAAGAAAATCTATAGATGTATTGATGACTAAGCTACGTTCTTTAGTTGAAGAGACAGGAGTAGGTTTATTATTAGTATCACATCTTAGGAGACCAACAGGAGACCTTGGTCACGAGAATGGAAAAGAAGTTACCTTGTCACACCTTAGAGGAAGTGCAAGTATCGCACACTTATCTGATAGTGTGATAGCTTTAGAAAGAAATCAACAATCAGATGATGATGTTATTGCTTGTACTACAACAATTCGTATATTAAAAAATAGATACACCGGTGAGACTGGTGTAAGTTGTTTCTTGCATTATGATAAAAAGTCTGGTAGAATGTCACAAATAGAAAATCCTTTTGAGGATGAATTTAATCAAGCACAAGGAGTAATGTAAATGTTATTTAAATTAATATACAAAGATAAAAGTCCTGAAGTAAAACGAACAGTAG